GTGAAATTCCAAGCGACCCCCGCGCCGGTCACGCCGCTGACAACGTGCCACGCCGTCCCGCTGAAGATCGCAATGGTCCCTGTCAAGTTCACCTGATCGACCCACGCCGCCATGAAATACCGATTGGCATTCACCGGGGCGGCAGCATTCGCATACTCGGTGCTGGTGGTATAGAGGTTGGCAATATTTGAAACAATCTTCATGCGATTGTTAGGGGCTACTGCGTTAACCCGGTTGGAGTAAAACGGGAACTCCCCGGAGACGGTTTCCTTTGCCGTGAACAAACCGAGAATCGAGTTATCCCCCTCCGGCGAGAACCAGCAGGTAAACAAATGGGTATTTACCGTGGCACTCGCGCCAGTCAGAGCGGCAGTCTTGAGCAGCGTGGATTTACCGTCGAACCACGCCCACGCCGTCGGCTCGTAGAAGGAGGAGGGAACGTCAGACGACGCAGCGTACTGCCACTGTGCCGGCCCGCCGGTGGTGGCCACATACGAGCCCTTAAATTCCCGGTCCTCGTAGGTGTTCTGCCATTGGGCGGGGCCACCCACCGTGGCGACGTAGGCCCCGCCCGTTTTGACTCGGCGTGTGACCAACTACGCTGCCTTCTGGTTGGCCGTGTAAAAATCGGTGCGCGTCTTTTCGACGTGCGCCCGCCACTGCGGATCGACCTCGTAGAGCCGCCGCTTGCCGTCCGGCGCCATCTTGGCCTGCATGGCGTTGACCGACGCCTCGGTAACCAAGCCCGTATTGGGCACGTCGCCACCCGGTTTGGGCATGGTCACCTGCCGGGTCTTGCCGATGATCGACTCGATAGCCTGGATAACCACCGCTGCGTTGACGCCGCTGGTGGCCTCCCGCAGCTTGCCGTACTGCTCGGACGACAGGTTGGCCTTGGCCCACGAGGCCACGGAGCCGATCCGGGTGTCCGCGTCGGCGCCAAGGTCGGCCTTGATGCTGGCGAGGTCCGGCGTCAGGCTGGCCTCGTACTCGGCAAACATGCCCAGCACCGCGTTGTACCCGTCCTGGCTCAGCTGATTCTCGCCGGCCCAGGTGTTGAAGTTCTGAAACAGCGGGTGCGTGCTGTCGAACTCGCCGGCCACGCCCTCCGGCAGCTTCATCTCGTACTTGCCGTCCTTGGGCGCGCCGGTGAACGAGCCCAGCCGCTTCTCAAGATCGACGTAGGCTTTCGCCTGCGCGTCCACCGTCTTGTACTTGTCGGCCTTGTACCAAGCCGGGGGCTCGCCCGCGCCCTTCACGCCTTCGCTCAGGAACCACTCGGGGGCGTTCTGGTTGGCCGCCAGCGGCGCGGCCGGCGTCGCCGGTTCTGCGGGCGGCGGGGTAGCCACGCCTTCCGCTTCAGGGATCAGAGAGGCCGCAGCAACAACGGGCGGCGTACTTGCCGGGGTTGTGGCCGCGGGTGTCGCCGGAGTATCCGGGGCCGCAGGTATCACGGAATCAGGCATGGGTGCGTCGTCCTTCAGTGGTTGCGAAAGCAATCTGGTCGCGGATGCCCTCAACGAAAGCCCGCAGGGCCTCGTTCTGCGCATACACGTCAATCGGGGAGCCGGGGGTGGTGCGCTTGCGCGCCAGCGTGCGTTCCCATAACTCCAGCAGCTGTTTGGCCCGGTCGTCGGTGACGAACACCGTGTAGAGCTTGGCGACCTCAAGGGCGTTGTTCAGGTTCTGCTGGCGGGCGGCGTCGCCCGCGCCGAGGAAATCGTCGCTCAAGCGGCACCCTCCTGCGGCATCATGCCGGTCTGCTGGGCCGCCGCCGTTACTTGCTGCATCTTTTCCTCGCGCTCCTCAGCCGTACGGATGTGCTCGGTCTTCATGCCGTACTTCATGCCAAGGTAGCCCGGCAGGTCTTCAACCTTAAGACCCAGGCCAGTGATCTCGGGGCCAAGGATCGCCAAGCCGTTCAACGTGTTGAGCACGGCCAGGGCGTCTTCCGCCTCCTGCGACCGGGCAAACGGCGAGGTGTACTTCACCGCCACTTCGCGGCCGTCCACCTTGAACTTCGGAATCAGCCCCTTGGACTGCAGGATGAACACCCCGCGGGCCACGATCTTCGCCAGCAGTTCGGCCTGGATGCGGCCTAGCTCGCCGTTCATGGCCCACAGCCGGTTGCGGTCGTTGACGCTCACTTCCGTGGCGCTGCGCACAGCGCCCTCGGTCGGCTCCGGCCCCAACATGGTCCGCCGCACGCGCTGGCGCAGGTCGGTCATCAGGGCTTCGGTGATTTGAAAGTTGCCGCCAACCTCCAGCGGTCGCAGCGACGGATTGCCCGTCTCGTTGGACGCCACCGGGATGATACTGCCCGGGGCCAGCACGGCGGTGTACGGGTTGAGCACGCCGTCCGAGACGCCGGTGAACACCCCGCCGATCTGCAAGGCCGCGTGGCGCAGGACGAACTCCTGCATCTTGTCCAGGGTCTTCGCGTCACTGAGGGCCAGCATCACGCGGCCCCGGCCGTACAACTCGCCGGACAGCTTGGTGGCCCGGGCAATGATGGTCGGACAACTGGTGCCGAAGTTGTAGCGCCAGAGGATCGCCTTGTGCTTTACCGAGATGACGACGCCGTAGTAGTTCTTGGTCTCAGGGTGGTAGACCTCACCCTGGACAATCTCGATCTCTTGATCGGGCTTCTCCGTGATGCAGTCCATCAACTCTTGCGGCAAGTCGAAGGGCTCCATGCCCGCGTACATGCGCAGCAGGTTCCGCCCCAGCGGCTTGCGCAGCATGTAGGTGGTCTCGATCTTGCCGTTCGGTCCTTCCTCGATCTCGATGATGCTCAGGGGGATCGAAGTGAAGACAAACGGGTTGTCGTTATCGCCCTCGTCGAAGGTCAGCCCGCCGGTGCCGGCCATCAGGTCCAACGCGGTTTCGTTGATGACCTGCGGGAAGTTGCTGTGATTCAGAAAGTCGAAGAAGGTGTCGGTGGCGTCTTCCAGTGCGACCCTGATCTCCGGCGTGATCTTGCGCTTGTCGATGCCCGCGCCAGGCGCCAGTTCGGCCCACTTCGTCCAGCCGGGGAACAGCAGCGCGCACAGCGTATTGGCGGCGGTGTAGGTGGTCTCCTGCAACGTGGAGTCGTACAGCGTGTTCTCTTTCACCTGACCTTCGGCGGTCCAGGTGAAGGTCTCGCGCTGGGGCATCGCGTACCTGTAGCAGTCGCGGTACGTGGAATGCCACAGGTCCTTGCGTTCCTTGGCCTTGTCCCGCCGCTTCAGCAGCGCCCCGGCGTCTTCAAGTTCTGGCGGCAGCCTGTCAATAAGAGGCATCGTCTACCCGGGCTTCTTTGTCGAGTTACGGGACTTCCCGCCGCCGCGGGCGGCAGCCTGTTTCATCCGGCCACTGCTGAACTGATAGCCGGGCGCGTTCGACTGCGCCGGGCCGCTACTCGACGAACCGGAGAACGACGTGCCGCTGCTGTTGCCCGGCGCCAAGCGCATCTCAGGCGAGCCCCGGAAGGCGCGCAGACCGCTCGACGAACTGAACAGCCGCTTGATGCGGGTGTTCTGCTCCTCATCAAGCTGGGTCAACTGCTCCGCCTGGCGAGCACGCAGCACCTGGGACTGCGGGTCTTCCTTGGGCGCTTTAGGCTTTGATCCCACAGGGGCTATCCTTGCTGCTTGCGCAGATGCTGGTACAGTTGGAACGGCGTCCACACAGTCGGCAGTCGCAGCCCCAAGAACAACTTGGCGGCATCCACGCAAGTCACGGGGCCGAACTTGAAGGCTTTGCGCAGGCTCCACCGAGGGACCACCCGTCGCACCCGCAGAAACGTCGGGTTCAGTTCTGGATTCAGGACTCGCCACGGCGGGTCCACGTAGGCTTCCAGCAGCGCGAACTCGAAGCACGGCTCAAGCCGTACCCACACGCCGCGGTCCTTGCGCCAGCACTCAACGTGCTGGAACCCGGGCTGCAGCTGGCGCCACCAAAAGTTCAGCGGCCCGTCGTGGTCCACATCGCGGAAGGCCAGCCACACGTCAATCGGATACCCGTTGGCGGTGTCCAGCAGGCTATGAGTCAAAGGGGCTCCAAGCGCGTTGCATCTGCACGCTCTGCTTCGGGAAGCGCGCCGCGCCAGGTGCGTTCACAACCTGGTGCTCGCCGGCGTCCATCAGCGCGTACTCGGCCGACTCGCAGACGTGCGAGTGGGCGTCTTTTACCGGCACGTCGCGGAAGCGTTCGTCGCCCGCGACTTGGATGCGGGCGTAGTGGAAACCGCCGGCCAGCGCTTTGCGCAGCCGCTTCATCTTCGGCGACAGCAGCATCCCGGGCTTGCCCTGCACCAGCCGGGTCAGCGGCCGGTCGAGGGCCGCTCGCCGCAGTTCCGGGTCATTGGACGTGCATTTCATTACGGCCACGCCGTTCTGCGCCATGATCTTGAACGCCGTGTTGCTGTCCGTCTGGGTGCGTTGATCGCCGCCCGGATCGCCCCGGATCACCCACGTCAACTTGCCGCCGGCCCGGGCCTCCATCTGCGGCTGCAGGGCCTTGATCTCGCGGGCCAGCAGTTCCGCGTTACCCTCGTCAATGACGATCTCATCGAGACCGTACCACTGGCCGTTATTCTGCCGCTGGAAGAAGGTCGCGGCCGGCGTGAGGCCGAAGTCACAGCCCACATGAATGAACCCCGGCACCGGCTCCAGAATCTCGGCAGCCGTGTGCAGGGAGTCCGAGTAGTCGGGATGGACCGCCTTGCCGTCGAAGCTCAACCCGATCTCGTTCGCCAGGTTGACGCGAATCCAGTCCTCTTTCTTGCCGGGCAGGATGCGCTGGTAGTAGTTTGGGCGCAGCACGGCCAGGTTCTCGGCGCCCGGATTGACGGTCCACTTGTCGTTGACCTTCAGCACGCCGCCGGGCTGGACGAAGAACTCGTAGCCGGGCAGCGCGTCCACCCGCCGCAGTTCGGCCAGCTTCTCCAGCCAGTGGTCCGAGTCCCAGGCGTTCGTGTCGCCGATGACTCCGACCCAGTTGGAACTGCCCGGGGCGGGGAAACGATCCACCCGCGCCGTGAGCATGTCCAGAATGGCCTTCGGCACTTCTTTCATCTCGTTGATCCACGCGCCGGTTAGCTGGGCGCCGCGAATCTTGCGCACGTCATCGTCCCGGTCGAGGGCGATGAAAATCACCTCAGCCTCCACGCGAGTCCCGTCCGGCAGGTCGAAGTCGAGCTTGTGCGCGGCCGGGTGGCCGAAGGTGAAGGTCCCCGCCTCGGGCGGCACCACTGCCCGCCAGTCCTTAATCGTGGTCGAGACCAGGTCCGGGTAGCTGTTCCGGGCCACCATCCAACGCGACCGCCGCACCCCGTTCTTGTTCGGCCGCTGCGTGACGATGCACTTCAATACTTTCATCGCCGAAGCGATGGTCTTGCCGGCGCCGAGCGGGCCGCGAATGACCTGCACGAAGGCGGTGCTGGCCCCGTAGGCCGCGAGCACCGGCCCTTGGGCCTTGTACCGCACCTCATGGGGCGCACTACCCGCCATTGACAATCTCGCCGTCCACCACCGACGACTCGTCCCGCAGCTGCTCGCTGCCGGTCATGTCGATGACGTTGATGACGACCCGGGTGCTCCGGTCCTCGTCGCCCCACAAGCGGTGGTGCTTGCCCAGCAACTCGTTGGCCTTCAGTGCGCCGTCGAAGTTGCGGATGCCCCTGATCGCCGAACCGAGTTCGTCGGTCAGCAGTTCACCCTTGCGGGTGCGCAACTCGATCTCCTCGGCGGCGTGCTCGGCCAGGGCGTCTACCCGTAGCAGCACCTTGGCTGGCGTGAGGCCCACCTGCTCCAGCAGAGACTCCTCGGCGAGCAGCATTGCCCGCAGGAAGTCCGGGCGCTTGCGCCACCGGCCGCGCGTTTCCTTGTCGATGTCGAAGCCGGCCCGGTGCAGCATCTTGCCGGCGTTGGCGTGGTGGAACCGACAAGCCACCATCGCGTCCATGTAGCTGCGCTGGGCGAACGAGAAGCGTCGGCGCAGCTGCGCGGCCTCTCGCGCCCGACTGGCCGCCTCGCCGGTGTGCCGTCGCGGCAGGTCCGCCCCCGCCTTGCGGGGTGGCACCGGCTCGCGGTAAATGATGGTCGGGTCCAGCGGCGGCGGCGGTTCGAGGGCCAGGTAGTCGTCGGCCAACCCGACCGTGTCCCGACGGGTCACTTGCCGCCGGGTAGCAGGATAACCCGTCCGGTGCCGGTGCCGCGCCGCTTCATCACGTTGGCGAGCCCGGCCGAGCACTCTGCCGGGGTCGGGCCGCCGCGCATCTGAATCAGCAGGGCGATGTACTTCAGGTAGTCTTCCTTGATGGCGGCCGCGAAGCTGGCGTCGTAGCCGCGGTTCTTGATCCGGCCAAACAGCTCCTCAAGACAATCGACGTAGCCCACCCAGTCGCGCTTCACGGCCTGGATGGCCACTTGCCGCCGCAGGTCCGTGTCGCTCATCTCGCCGACGTACAGGCCCTTGCGGGCAAACGGCGACTCCGGGTTGACGCGGTAGACCTCCACGTCGTCCTGGGTCTCGATGTGCGTGTAGTGGCCTGCCGCAAGAAACCGCTGGTGGCGCTCGTAGCTGGCCGGGTTGGCCCGCAGGACCTTCTGCCCGCCCTCGTACTTGTGCGGGCGGAACCAGACGTACTCACCGTCGCAGGCCCAGATACGGTCTTTGCCAAACTGGCTGCGGACCATCGACTTGCCGCGCTGATCCTCCCGGGTAATCTTGGCGGCCGGCTCCACCCGGGGCTTGCCCTTGCTGCCCGCGGGCCGGCCCCGCTTCTTCGGCGGC